CCATCCTCCCAGAGAATAGGCTTCTGGTCGGGTAAGTCAGGCGTGTAGCCTGAAGCCAGCTCGTCAATTCGTACTAACCTTTCACTCATTTCTTTTCCTCTGGTTTGGTTAATTCTTTCGCAAGGTCAACAGCTTTCTTCCCTTTAGCAATATCCTCAGGAGTGGCATTGCGCACGTTGAGGGCCAGGATAGCCAGCAGCTTTTTTAGCCAGCCAGCACCTGGAATAAGGGCACAAAGAGCAGAACTACCAACCACCACACTACCAATAATAGTAGCAAGAGGCTCAAAGTTCTCAGAAACGTAACTAAAAAATTCATACATTCTAATCCTCCAGTTCAAAATGGGGTTTATCAACGAGGGACTTCCACGTGCCACCCCAGGTTATATTAAGTCCCAGCTTCCCGGCACAGTAGCCCAGATAGAAAGCCAGGACGTTCCAAGCGTTAGAGTCAGAGTCAATCAGTCCATCTTGGGTCTTAGGGCAAGGCCAGGGATAGAGGTCAACAGCCAGACCTTCGAGATGCTTGGACTTAAGGGTTTTACTCACCCCAGTAGCCACGTAGGCCTTCTGAGTTTCTTCAGTTCTCAGCCCCTCAATCACTGAGAAGTCTACATAGTGCAGGGCTTCGTGGATGAGGGCAACCAGTCTAGGGTCAACGCCAACCAGTCGTTCCTGACTCTTCTGACTCAGTTTGTATGGTTCTTTTCTTCTCTGCATGGAATCGTTCAATCCTCTCAAAAATGGTAGCTTGGTCAATCTTGATTTGAGTCAGGGTCTCGAGCATTTTGTTCTGATTCCCTATGAGTTTCTCAATCGCCTCATTTGTGGCATAGTTTTTGACCAAGCTAAGGTTAATCATCTGGATTTCCTTGCGCAGAGCAAAATACTGCGAAAGTATCCAACTAAGTAAAATTGCATTTAGCGACCAAATTATTTCCAAGTATCCTGGCATAGTTGTCTCCCTCTTTTATTCCAAAATAGTGGAAAAAGGCCTACCTGTCAAGATGGAATTGAGCAGAGTGTTAACCACCCGAAAACCCAGAACCCTGAGAAGAATTCCGCCAAGGCTGTGGAGCGGTTAAATGGGGAGGGCAAGATATTTGCAACCCAGGGGGAAAGTTCAAACAGCGACCAACAGAAGGCATAGATATTAGCAATGGGCAAGCCTACAAGGAGCCACATAGGGTCCTTTAATATGAGGGCCACTAGGAGCATTGGGCAGGAATACCTGAGGAACATATAGAGAAAATCATAGCAAAAGTCATAGGGCTTAGCACCAACCTTAGAGTAGAGCCAATCCAGAGGATAGTGATACCATCTCTCCTTATATCGTTCCACGGTCTTAGGGTCAGGTTCTTCTCCCCTGCCGAGGTCAAAACAGCATCCGTGTCCGCGAGACCAGAACTGGAATTGCAACCAAAGAAGGATTGGAATCCCCAGAGCTATGTTGGACATATCCAGCCCTAGGCAAAGTCCCATCCCGGCTACCATCAACACCGTCTGCACACCGCGAGAGCTCAGAAGGGGCACCTCTTTCCAGCCCCCACCAAACAATCTCCTGAGAAAGCCACCGGCCAAACCTGCAATCAAAAATTGTAAAGCATCAATCATCTTAGAATCTCCTTTCTCCCCTATCGTGGAGCAAGAAAAAGAGCCTGTCAATATTCAAATCAACAGGCTCTTAAATCAGGCTGGAGGGTTTCCTGATTATTCTGCACAATGCATAGCAAGGTAGTATCTTTTGGCTTTCCCCTCGGGAGCATCCTTATCCTCGAGGAAGTCAAACGCCAGGTCGGCATAATACTGCGGTGCCTGGCCATCCTTATAATAGACGCTCCGCACCATATTCAGCGTGTAATAAAGGTCATAGATGTTGTAGTTCTTACAGCTCCAATCTATACCCATCGAGGCCGCAACTTTTTCAACATCCTCGAGAGTCCAATAGGCACCAGAACTTCCATCCTTGTTCTTCATCCGAGCCACTGCCTTTTCCGCACCGTCCTTGGTAAAGTGATACCCGTAGATTAAACTCTCGGCCTTTTCCCTCTTGTGCTCCCAGTGCCCAGGATTACTTTCATATCCCATCTCAGCCATCTCGGCCAGTATTTCCATCATTGCGAGATGCCTGGAAGTTTCAACTTTCTTTTCCTTGGCAAATTCACACAGTTCTCTACACCATCCCATCATAGGTCTCCTTGAAATTTAGGGCTGGCCTGAAAGGTAACACCAGCCCCTTTGATATAAGTTTACGCAGCCGCAGTTCCACTTGTCGGAAGCTTGGACAGAATGAGGTTAAGGTCATTCTGAGTGCTGCAGCAACAAGCCGCCAACTGTTTTTCAAGTCCACAGAATCTCTCGCCAAAGTTAATTGACTGGAGCAAATTGCTTTTATCTGCATACAGGCGAGCATTCTCGGTCTGCAGGGCAGATATCGTGTTCTGGTCGATTTTGTTGGAAAGAGCTGCATTACCAGTTACAATGGCATTTACAATCTCGCGGGTCTGAGCAGAGGTCTGCAAAGCAGCAGCCGCGGCGGTGTTATTAACCGTCTGGTTGATACCTGCAAAGCCTTGGCACAAAGCACTTTGAATACCTGCAATACCATTATTCAGGGAATTGTAGAAGTTCTGAGCTTGGATGTTATCCAGCTGGGAGTTGATTCCATTATCTGCAATCACAGCACCAGCTCCACTCAGGGTGCCTCCACGGCCTCCCCAGCCCCAACCGCCACCATTGCCACCGAAGGCGAACAAGGCGAAAATCAAAAAGGCAAAGAAGATTCCAGAACCACCGAACCCATCATAGTTTTCAGTCATAAGTTTTCTCCTAGAAAAAGTTAATCAGGAGTAATAACTCAGGGTTCACTTGTTCAACATCCCACCCAGGAACTTTTGAAAAGCTTCAGGGTTTGCATTCTGGAGCTGGGCCATCTTTTGGTCTGCTGGAGTTGAATTAAACTGGCTGACAAGGTTGTCAAACTCTGCCCGCGAAGTCTGCGGAAGTCCCCACTTCCTGCAAAAGGTGTTCCACTGAGAATACATTGAGTCTGAAGAGATAAGTTTCTTGAGCATAGCCTGCGAGGCCATAGCTACTAAAGATTGAAGATTAAACATTTGTGCCTCCTTTGTTATTACAAGAAAAGTATGGCACGAAAATTAGATTTTGTTGTGTCAATATTGTGGAAAATATGTGCAAGGCCCGGGAGGTCAACAAGCCAAGGGAAAATTTGAACTGGATATAAAAAGAGGGCTGGGACGGCGCATTTCCAAATGCAATTCCGTTACCCAGCCCTAATCAATCAGCCCGAGCCATTTTAATGTTGCCTTGAGTCGGTTCAAGGCTTCAGTCATCTTATGACTATGCGAGGATTCACTCATACCTAGGTCTGTCGAGGCGTGAAGCCGCTGTTGCTCTTCACAGTACCTTTTCAAAATCATCCTGGCTTTTTGAGTGCTCAGGCCAGACTTTTCCAAGACCTCCTCGATTTCCCCTTTCCCGTGGGACTTCAACCAGGACTTTGTACTTTCAAGTCCTGGTTGATATTTCCTAGGCATTACGTTTTCCTTTGCCACCTGAAGTTTTATTTACCTGAATTCTAACCCCAGAATTCGAGGCTATTTCTCTGCCACGGGCGGAGCCTTTCGCTCCACCAAACTCGCGTCCCGAGTACTTTCCCTTGGATGAAGAGATTTTCTCACTGTTTTTAGCAATCTTAGGCATAGGTTATCATCCTTTCGTAATCGTGTAAACCTTGTTAATTACAACATCCTCGAGGAAAGTGATTTTCTCCTGAAGAGTTGCAATCCTCCAAACGAGCCAGCCCGCGGTGACAAGCATCAGGAAAAACCCAAATATCAGCACCCGGGTGATTGTATTAGCATTGCCTACAATCAGCGGCTCGACTTGTTGTGAATGGCCAGTCTGAATAGAAATATTCGGATTAGCCTGTGAACTATTGTTCGTTCCAGATTCCATTATAACACCTTTCAGTTTGTTTCAACACCTCTACAATACAAGATAAAAGGCTCCTTGTCAAGGGTCTTTTGTTAGTTCTTCTTGAATTGATACTTGGTGGTTGAACCCGAGGTTACTTTGCGAACTTTGTACTGGTAAGTTACATAATTCGCACCGATGTAGTTAGGGAGCTTGGTGTCAGGAGTGATGACCTCACCCTTTGCATTCCAATTCCGCCGGTAATAGGACGGAATGGCCAAAGCCTTGTAAATTGCCATCGTCATTCTCCTAGAATAGAGTTAACCACAGATGTGTCAGGGAGGGGTTCCTCAATGTAGGGGTTTTCTTCCCGAATCTTAGCAACAAGCTCAGAGCGCTGGGCTAGAAGAACCTGAATTTCCTGTTCAACCTCAGGACTCTGCACATCATCCCTGAGGCGGGAAATTTGAGAAGTCAGTGGGTCAACATTACTTCTATAGAGCATTTCCCTCGTGGCTCGAATAGCCTCGTTTTTCTCCTCAATAGATGGTTCTGGTTGGTCCTCAAACCAAACTTTATCAGAATCCTCTTTCAGGATTCTTCCCTGGTTTTCTTCCAGGGTTACAAATTCCGCATACTGTTCATCAGTATAGGGTTTAGATAAATATTCCATAGGATTCTCCTTTCAAATATGGGTGGATTGAGCAGGGTGGCCAGACGACAGGTCAAGCAACGCACACAGTTACTTTTCCTGCCCCTTACACAACTACCTGTAATGTAATCGCATCAACAGATTCAGGGGTATTATCTGTACAAGATGTAACTACTAAACAGTTTAATATTTTTGTTTATCAGCCAGGTAAAACCCCTATAAATTACTGGTATGCCTGTGGATATTAATATCCACAAACCATCCAGTCATTAATTCCTTTATTAAAGGAATAAACGTGGCCACCTTTAACTGTCCTATTTGTGAAACCATTAACAGCATCATACTGATAGTTACCTGTTACATCGGTTTTAATAGCCAGGAACGTGTAATCTGTTGTAGAAAAAGGTGTATTGAATGTGAGGTCGTAGCCGGTGCCAGACATATTAATCTGGCCACCCTGCTCAATCCACCCATCAGAGTACTTCGTATACCAGTTCTTTCCACTCCTCCAGGTCGCAGTTACAATCCTCTTAGTTTCCACGAACTCGCTCGCGTGAACCATATCAGAGATGGAGTCAAGAATAGTCCCGACATCAATGTTCTCCACGTTGGTAATGGTGTTGCCTACCTTGTAGTAGCGCAAGAGATTTTTACTTTGTGGGCGAACCCAGGCGTTATCTTTATAAGGAGAAACACCTGAACCACTAGTATTAAGGGTACTTGCATTCAGCGTAAAGATACCACCGGCTGGATTCCACGCAGCACCCGTGGTACCACCAGACTGTGTAAACTTAAACATTCCTTTTGTTTTACTAGCACCAGCTTGTTGCCCATTAACATCCTGAGTCACATTGGAAACATAGAATTCACCTTTAACATTAGGCAGGGTTTCATCTAGCACTCGACCCGGGAATCTAGTATCGTTTGTAGGTAAATCATAAGATTGCCAGCTAGTTCTAAGGCGAATAGTTTTTGCATTAGTATCTAGCACGTGCCCTAAGGATTCACCAATGGCGCTATACGCACTATTATATACGTCATTAGTAACAAATCTCCACCCAGTAACAGCATCAGTCCTCACCGAATAGGTTTTATTATAATGTGTTTCATTCGCAGCAGTACTTCTATCATAGGCCGCTTTCATAGCACTCCAGAGGCTGGTATAGGTATTTCCACTCAGCGTTGACCCTGCCAATGCCCAGCCAATAGCCGCATCCCCGGAGAGCTTATAGTCCAAATCAATGGTAGCCAGCAGTGGGAGCTGAGCACCACCAACTCTGTCAAGGATATCCCAGTTTTCATTCAAAGGTAAATCCCAGTCAAAGTCCCCTTTTTCAGGTTTGTTCAGCCCAAGCGTGGGAGTCTTCTCATATCCGTCCATCTTCTATTCTCCTACTTTAATTTCCCAGGTTACCCGAATAGGAACCCCGTTCTTGATTGTAAATTGCTGGAGAGGTAAGAACCGTGCCAGCATAGTATTGCCATCCGCCTGGGATTGAAAAAGCCCAATCTCCAGGCAGTCCTTGGTTTCCTGCCCAGTGTAGGTAAACGTGCCTACCCAGGAGAGCACATTACCTCGCCGGCTAACCGAGCAGGGAATTGTGGCAACCGTAGACCCCTGGAGGCCAGTCATCGAGTCGGTGGTGATGGCAGCAGAGTCTCCTAGGCGAAATTCCGAGGGAAGTTTCACGGTATTCCCTTCGATGATTCTCTGTGCCAGAAGCACCAACCCACCAGTAACCACCCTGTTAGCACCCCGGGCAAGGAGCTTCCCCCCATCCAGGGACCCCTCCCAGACTTCTACCTTACCAGTAACAGTTCTGTCCATCTTTCCTCCTTATGCCGCAGAGGCATCGTTGAATTGATAAGTCCAAATGATTTTAATTTCATCCTTGTCCTTTTTGGTGTAGGTTCCCGTAACCGCACGGCTAAAGAGAATACCCCCACTCGCGGCGGTGAAAATCCCTGTTTCTTCCCAAACACCAGTGCCAACACCCGCCCCAAAGGTGGCAGTGAACTTCACCGTGCCGTTGGTCTGTTCAACCTCTTCAAAAGCAATCCTTGCGAGCTGGGAACCTTTCAAGCCTACATCCGCTAAACTCGGTGCGACGTTGGAAGTCCCAACTGCAATGTGGCTTGGTGCAGTGGGAGATTTCTTTGAAACAAACTTGGCAATTTCATTCAGGCCAGTTTGCACAAACATATTGTGAACTTTGAAAACTGTTTTCCCTGTCTTCAGGTCAATAGCTTCAAGAGTGCCACAGCAACTTACAGAATTCTTTTTCATAACCCATATTCTCCTATACCATAACCTGAAATTCCATAGCCAAAAGCGACGAGCAGCTCGGTGGAAATCTTACAGGTAGCTGTTGATTTAATTCGTTGAAACGTTTGTAGGATGTCAGAGGAAAGCACCTGAGAGGAAATTGGCTTGGATACCCGGAGTAAGCAAAGCCCTCGGGCAAGCAGACTTTCAACAAAAGCGGTCTGGAGGGCTAAACCCTTTGATGCCCCGCAGGTCATCCTCTCAGAACCTCTTTCCAGCAAGGAAGTCCAGACGGAACTCTCTTGAGCTAAAATCTGGGCCTCCGGCTTGACAGTCGGCAAGGCTTTCATCAAGTCCCCTACCTCTATCCCCTCCCCTTGCTCAATAATCTGCTTGGCCATTGTGTAGTAGTCTGCCACAATCCTGGCCGCCTCACGGATATCCTTAGTACCCAAAAGCACAAAGCTTTCTTTCCCTTTCAATCCATCACTGAGCTCAGTATAGGTAGAAAGAACCACGCTGTCAAGATTCTTCATTTCAGTCTGCCCGTAGAGGTAGTGCACGGTGTTGAGGTCCAGGGTCTCTGAGCCAAAAAGAGAGTCCCTCAGGGAAGTCAACAGACTTTGTTGAGTATCTGCCAAGAATCCACTTTTGGCCAGTGCTCTGAGAATCCGTTGCACTCGGGTTTCCGTCCTGAACCAGCCCACAAAGTCATCCCTGTTCAGAACCATTGTAATGTTGAAAAGACCCTCATCCACGCAGACCGGCTTATCAATACACCGCAGATACTCGGTTTTCTGCTCCTCTGAAAAGCAATGTGGAAGGTCAGCCTGAGTATTTCTCCAGCTCGTGTCCGTGCCAGGAAGCAGGTTCACAAGCACTGGAAACCCAGAAGTCTTTCCAACCTCCCTCCCGGAAAAGCCCCTAGGTTCTATTGGGTCCCAAGGGCTACAAGGTTTATCCTTCTCAGCCATCCAAACCTCCAAACGTTCCAGTGTCCGTGGCTCGGCGAAGTTCAGCATCCGCAATGTGCAGGGTCTTGATACCGAGTTCTGTCAGCGGGCCATAGAGTTCTCTCCAGGCGGGTTCCCGGCAAAAAGCAGCAAGGTTCTGCATAGTCAACCCAAGCAGAGCTTCCTGGCCATATTTTAGGATGGGTGAGGTTCTCTCCCCAACCATCTCACTTTTCAGTGTGAATGCATTGTACCAGAGGAACCCTCGAGTCTTATCCTGGATACCATTCGGGAGCCAGAGCCACCGAACATTCTGAATCCAATATCCCCAGGCATCCGACCCGCCGCCACTCAGGGCAAAGCTTTCCGGGTCAAGGGCCTGGAGGGTATCCATACAGGAGGAGAAGTCGGAGGTCGAGATATTCAGGGTGATAACCGACTTGAAGTCCTCGGGAAGTTCCAGAATGTTGGGGTTGTCCAGTGTCTGGTCAATTTGAAATTCCAAGAGCTTTTCATTCCATTTATAACTCCAGTTCTGTTCCAACGAGCGGACAGCCTGAAAAACCTTCCCAGGAATGACCTCTTTCAGAGTATCTCCCTTATTTGCCTCAAGCAGCACCATATCAAAGAATTCTTGCCAAGTTATATCAGACATAAGCCGTCCCCTTTCCAAATGAAAACACAAAAGAAGCCCTGGGCCTCACGAACCACAGGGCTTCAAACCAAACCGGAATTAGGCGCCAGCGCCACCGCCCTGGGTAGTACCACCAACAGCCTCGGTCTTGTAAACCCGCTCTTTGGCTTTAGCCAGGTTCTTGATAAGTCCGTGGTCTTCCAACTGTTCAATCTTGATAGAACATTCGGCAATATACCCAGACTTCTCACCGTCCATTCCAACCTCAGTCAAGTTAGGTTCATACTTCAAATCACGGTTGCGCAGGTAGACATACTTAACGTGAGCCATATCCAGCACAAACGCGTAGGAGTCAAACCCATAAACCGGGGAAGCTGTATCCAGGCCGGAAGAAGTGCTCTGACTAAACAGCGGGCAGGTCTTGAAGACCAGCGTACCGAACGGAGTGGTCAGGCGAGATACCGTCATACCATACTCTTTCGTGCTCGGTTCCCAGCGCCACGTTGAACCCTCAGACTGACGGATGATTTTCTGGATGGTCAACAGGGCCAAGTCCCCACAGAACACCATCTTTTCAGATGAGCCATACTTGAAGAGGTCTTTCATCCAGCTTTCCAGGTCATCATAGCTCACACCATCCGTTTTAGCGGAGGCATCAAAAATGTTCTCTGCAGGAAGCTGGTCCAGAATACCACCCATAAAGCGTCTCGGTTTGCCGTTGAACGTATCCTGAAATCTCTTACCAAACCAGAACGAGCGCTCAATATCAATGGAGATATATTCCAACGCCTCACGTTTGGCCTCTTTCAAGGCATCTCCGGTTCTCAGCTCCGTTTCCTTAGCTGTGCCAGTCATTTCCAGCGTGCGACGGAAGATTTGAGTATAATTATATCGTTTGAACGGGTCATAGGCCTGTCCGGTCGGTGGCAAGGAGCCTTCTTCAAAAGCCGTGCCGATGACCAGGAGCTGGTTCTTATCCCCGATGTTGACGGCGGTTGAGCCTGCAACACCACGGGTCAGGGTCAAGCTCGTATCCGTTGTCGGGTCAGCTTCAACCTGGAGGATTTCTTTGGTAGCCTCGTTGTACAACAGCGTACCCTTGACAACAACCTTGGCGTCCTTAGCAACGGTAACAGCCTTGGTACTTGTCGAGGCAACTGCGCCATTTACCTGAAGGCGACGCGCATCAAGGCGCTTTTCAAACCAGTTAAATTCCGGGTCAGTTACAGATTCTTTCTTCATCTTAGAGGTCAGCGCAAAAAGCGGAAACTCTCCATTCGGGTACTGGAGGAGGATGCCCTCTCGCCAGTCCTTAGGACGAACTTCAGCAGGACTGAAATTCTCCGTAGTTCTTAAGCCAGTAATAGCCATTTTTGGTTCTCCTTAGTAAAGTTAAAAATCAGAATTCAAAACATCCAAAATTGCATCTGTGGAGTTCGGGTCTGGGGTTGTGGTTTTCGCAGGGGCAGGGCTCGCCGGGGTCAAGGCAGGTGGATTCTTCGCAGGAGTGGGAACAAAACCAGCACTCTGGGCATATGCCGCAAGGAGCTGTTTAACCCTCTGCCCGACGAGGTTTTTCACCTGGGTATTCCAGACTTTGGCACCTGTTTCTTGAGCAACACCCTGGATGGTACTCCGGATAATGGGAGTAAGCTCAGGTTTGTTGAGCTCAGGAAAAGTCTTGAAAAAGTCCTCTCGGATAGTGTTCCGGGAGGAGGTTTCCTTTTCCCTGCGAGATACCAGATAGTCCACCGCACGTGGAATAGCCTGGAATTGTTCCTTTGTCCAGGAGCCCAGAGATTTCAGAATGTTGTTGTGAACAGTCATTGAAATCCCCGAGGCAAAAGCCTGTAAACACGCAATCCGTTCTTCCTCAGTTGCGTCTTGGCCAAATAAGCCAGCATAGAGCTTAGGAGAAATATTGTAGGTATAGTCCTGAGGTTTCCGCTCAGCAAATACCTTGGTGTCCTCGTCCTCCTCAGGTTCCCCTTTGTTGGGTTTCCCTTTCGGCTCTTTTTGATTTTGCAGGTTCTGCTGATTTTGCAGTATCTGCATCATCAAAGTTCTAAGCTCAGCATCAGACGGGGCAGGGGCAGAAGTAGGGGTTCCATTGGGGGTTCCCTGCTGTTGTCCTGCCGCTCCCTCTTGGGTGGTGCTCGTGGGTTCTACAGGAGAAGTAGCTGTAGAACTGGTTGAACCGTTTGAGTCAGTGGACTCAGCACCTGTAGAACCAGAGCTCTCCGAAGAGGTGTCTGATGCCAGGCTAGAAGGCTCGGAGTTTCCCCCAGAATTCTCAGGGTTTCCCTCAGAAGGAGGATTGTTCTGAGACGGGGTCTGGGATTCCGAACCAAACTCTAGGTCAAATGTTGCCAGGATGTCATCCACCGAGTTCCCTGAGGGAGCAGTGGCTTCCTGGTTTCCATTCTCTATTTCACTCATATTGCCTATTCCTTATCTTCCTCCAGGCGAGAGTTCTGGGTCTCAGCCTGGGCAATTAAACTCTCCACAAGGTCGCGAACACTCAGAACCCCTTGTGTATAGTTTTGAATCTTGATAGCTCTCACGCGACCATCGTCCGTGGAAATATCTATACTAGAATATATATAAAGTTTATCCGAGACTGTCAACTCCAGAAGTTCCAGAAAAAGAGGAAATCTTTTGTCAGTCAGAAGTCCAACCAACATTTCCATCTCGGTTTTGCTAAACGGCTGGGAACGCCCTTTGGCCAGGGAGAGAAGACTCCCCCTCAGCCGACGTCCTCGCCACCAACTAAAAAGCTTGTGTAGCATTGGCAATGTCTCCTACAGGGACTAGGTTACCTGCCTGTGCTTGGGCAAGTACCTGGTCATTTGGCATATGATTGAGGCGGAACTGGTCAATGTTCTCGGCTCCACCCAGCCGGGCCACAAATTCAAAAATCCTACCCACGTCATATTGCTGGGCAAGAGCCTGGTTTCCAGCCACAAAGGTCAGGGCCTGTTGCCAGATGTCAAACAGGGCAACCTTGTCCAGTGGCAGCGACCCATCGTGAACTGGGAAGTAGAAATCCCCCACCACAGATTCAGGGTTGATACTCACCGGGAAAGAGGAGCCATCATCCCCAACCACCTGGATGCAGAAATCCTCAGAGAGGAACTGTTGCAAATTCAGGGACATTTGTTTTCCCAGCTGGGACACGCTCGCCCCGGAGATGAACTGCGCGTGGGAGGCTAGGCGGGAGGACGCAGCCTCAATGGTGGCACGAATTTCGGTGGCGGTTTTTCGCCCACCGGAATCCTGCTGTCCCCTCATATTGTCAGTGATGGCGGAGATGTCATTAGCAATCCGCATAAGGTTCTGCATATCTCCAACGTGGCCGGAGGTAACATCACTCACCACAATCTGCTTGAAGTAGGTATTCAGGTCTACGCCAAAAGCCCTAGGTTTCATTCGGATTAACTTCCCGGGCTTGTCGCTCTTGAGGTCTTTCTCCTCCACCATAGAGGGGTCGTAGATAAAGCTGTTATTCACAACGCCCTTGACATTGAAGATATGGGAGTTGAGGAACCAGGAGATGGAATTCTGGAATGGAGCCAAGTAGTCCGAAATACCGCAATTCCCAAAACCATTGCCCAGGGCATAGGGCTCATTAACCACAACAGGATGCTGTTGGTGGTCAGGGGAGAATAATTCAAACCGAATGAACTGGGATTCATTAGCCAGAGTGACCAAAAACTTATAGGGTTTCTTCGGGTCAACCCCAGGGAGTTCCAGCCCAATCTCTTCCGGAATCAGCTCCACGGTGCCCTCATCTATCTGAACCCAAGGAGAACCCTGGTCAATGGTCGAGAAGTCGTATTGGAGGTTCAGGTCATTCCCATTGGCCGCTAGGTTGCGGAGTGAGGGGTTCCCAGAGCGAGGTGTGGACATTCCCTTGATATGGTCAAGCCAGGCATAGGTTTCACCCGCCCGCTGGAGAGTAAACTTCCCAACGAAGCTCCGCCAGTAGACAAACTCCCCTTTTTGGGCAACATCCAGCATAGGCACCCTGGGGTCAGGGAAGAACATAAACGGGTCAATATTCTCAACCTTGTTGCCCTGGTAGACTGTCCTCGCTGTGCGGGTTTTGATAGGATTGCCAGTAAGGGGGTCCTGGACAATGGTAGTCCGAGGCTGGGTTTCCGTAACAAAGGAGGTTTTCAAAATCCCAAGCCCATAGATTTCCCCATTATAGAGCCACTGGGTGAATTCCTTAACCAGACGACAGTGCTCCGCATTGTACTGGAGGAGTTTTTCCATATTGCGGGCGTTCTCCACGAAGTCTGCATTGTAGGTGCCCACGGTGAAGATAGGTTTCCTCCCTAGGAACACCGTGGCGAGGTAGGTAACAATCGTCCGGATGGAGGAAAAAGAATAGGGCACAATGATATTTGCGTCCTGCTTCTTTATCCCTGCTAGGGACTTATCTTGGCAGCTCTTCTTGTAGATGGAGTCCCATTCTTGAATCGGCACATAAGCCTGATATTCAAGTTCCCTCTGGTTCCAACGCCCATAGAACTGACTCATCTTCGAGTAGGACTCGGATATCTGAGCCCGGACTCGGGTGAGCAGCTTCTCGTGGGTGTCACTCCCAGGGGAAATAAACTTTCTTTCAATCTCGTTCATAGTTTACATTCCCTGTTGATTTCCCATTGAGAGGGCCTGGAGAGCATTTTGAATAGAGGTCATCGCGGCGGCATCAGCCTCGTTGGTGGGCTGACCAAAGGAGGAGAGCATCTGGTTGAGCATCTCACCCATTGCCAGACGGGTTTCAGGGGAGAGCCCCTGGGGAACAACCGCAGGTTGACCAGCCATCATTCCCTGGTCGCCACCAAACGGGTCAATGCCCTGAGCCACCAGCGCTTGGTCCTCGGGTGAGAGGGCCTGAAGAGCGGACTGAATTGAGGCCGGGCCGGTTACAGGTTGGATTTGGTTATTGAGGCCCTGAAGGCCTTTCGCAGATACAGGCATAGCATTTCCTTTCACAGAGCAGAGTTAAAAGTCAAAAGGGAGAAGCAAGAGGTCAACTCCCAGGGTTCAATTTGAACCCTGGACTCTTGACTGGGGAGCCCTAGAGCCCTCCACTTTCTCCCGCGTCATCTTTATAATAGGATTCCTCAAGCCCACTGTCAACCGGAATGGACACAGCTGCCCGGGAGGCATTCGCAAGAAGGTCAAAGCACATCGCCACCACGTCGAGCTGGTCATCGTGGCCTGAGGGAAATTCCGCCATCTGGGACTCGTATTCCCCAAAGGCCTGGCGATGATGCACGAGGTGGGCCGAGTACCTTGGCTGGAGAGTTCCGAGAATCCTGGCCTTTTTCTCCGTAGAATAGCGGATTTTTTCCAGCACAAAGAAATCATCCCGCCGGGACATCTCCTCCTGAATGAGGGAGATAAGACTCTCTTGATAGGCCACCGCCTCCACTCCGCAGAGCAATGGGACTTTCTCACTTTGACCCTCAGGGGGTCTGGACCAAATGTCCCTGAGTCGGAAAAACTCCCTTACTGCCTCGCTAGGTTCCATCCCCCGGAAACCCTCCACCAGCTCTATCTGGAATCTCCCTCCAGGATACACCCCCACAACCCCAAAGGCCGCCTGGTCAGCAGACCGCTTTTTGGAGATAGCCGGGTCGTGGCAGAGCGCACGGAAGAGGGGCCTTTCAAGAGGGGTTCTCTGGATGTCCGAGGGCCTCAGGGACATAGTGTCTTCACAGACCAGCTTGTTGAAGAGCTCCAGGTAGAATGTGCCCAACTCCCCCTGGCGGGAATACATTTCCTTTTTGAGGGAGATTTTCTCCTGGTTCATATACTTCGGGAAGACTGGCTCGCCTTGCGCGTCCAGCACGCCCATAACCACAGTGGTAAAGGTAGGGTCTTTCCCCAGATTGACCAATAGGGCCTCATTGTGGAGCAGCGTCCCGGTGAGGAATATCATAGAGTCCGTTTGAAGTTCCCCGAGGGCTGGCAGCACATCACCCATAAACCAGGTAAGGGTCTTCTTTCTCTGCTCTGGGGTGGCTACAGATTCCTTGTTCTCCACATCATCGAGGTGAATGATATCCGGCCTCCGCCCGTTGACATTCCGCCCGCGGACTTGACCACCTCGCCCAGTGGCCTCCATAACAAACCCGTTGGAAAGGATAAACGAGTCCTCAGCCCAACGACCATCCCCCTTGAGTTGACCAAACAGAGAGATAAGCTTATTATTATACTCGAACTCATTCCGGCAGTTGAGGAGCTGAGTGCTCGCGTGGGTAGCGGTCTCACCAATTTTCAGCACAAAATCACGTTCCTTATAGCACCCCATAAACACGTGAGCCCCGTTGCCTAGGGTTGTCTTGCCAATGCCTCGAGGCATCATTATCTCCAGGTTCCGGGCGACCCTCAACCCTAGGGTACCGTCCTCTTTCCAGAAGAACAAAGGGGTTCCTTTTTCGGCATCATTCCAGGGGTCTCGCTTTGCCACGAAGTTCTGGATAATCTTATCCACCTCGCCGTATTTGGGCAGAAAGTCCGTCCGGCGGAGGAGAAGAGCCAGATACCCTCGGTGCATCCAGGTGAGGGGCTCATAAAACCAGTGGGAAAGAATGGTGGTGAGGAACTTGGGAGGGTCAAGATAGAGCTCTCTTCTCAAATCCCGCTTAGCTTTTTCATCAAGTTGTGTGGACATCGCGCCTCCTAAAGTTGAAAATTCTCGCCAAACCAGTGATAGGTGTAGAAGACCTCCGGGTCTGTGGCCTCCCGAAGTGCCTGGATTTCGTGCTTGGGAGGGTAGATAAGGTTCTTGCACACCTGGACACAGATAATATCCAGGTCCGGGTAAAGTACCCTAAGCAGGGGCTTATAAAGCTGACCCATCTGGAGCCAGGCATCCTGGGTTTGGGTTCTTTTGACCTCAAGGAGCCAAAGCTTTGTCTGGGCGAGGACAAGGAGGTCTACCTGTGCGTAGTGCCAGCCAGTAGCATCCTTGAAATGTATCCAGCGGTTGTAGACCAGGGACTCCGGGGATACCAGCCGGCCTAGAGCCCGGGCCACCGAGCGCTCGAAGGTTTTTCCCTTGGCAAAGGAGCCTTTGAGGCGAGAGGAGTCCTTGGCAAATGGGCTGTCTGACCAGGAGCAAAGTTCAAGTCCCCTCACCCGATGGATTTCTCTAGGCCTGTGAACCATCTTTCACCTCCAGCTTGTCAAATGAGGGAACCACCTCGACATCCCCTCGGTTGGCGGCCTGGCGGAGTTCCCGGAGTTCCTCCGCTGACATAGACACGGAGATGTTTTGGCTCTTGGCTACAGGGCTATACCCTGCGCGGTCAAGGGTAACCTTGGAAAGTTCGATGAGCTGGGAGGTGGAGATGGAGTCGGGTTTCTCCGCGAGGCGTTCCTGGATTTCCCCGATGGCATCGAGGGACAGAGTTGCCAGTCGCTTTTGCACATCCGCGAACTGCTCAGTTTTCTGTTTCTGGTAGAAAGCCACCAGGTCTTTAAACGAGGGGTCCCTCTTGAGGATGGATATCCTGGAGAGGGAATAGGAAGTAATCGCACTGACCTCTGTCTCCGAGAGGCCTTGGGCGAGGAGCTGGGCTATTTCGTGGTGGATGCCTCGGAGCTTCGCGATGGTAGGGGCTTCGGATGTGGGCAGACCTCCTTCTTCCCGGGCGATGAGGTCCTGAGGTTCAATGGGGCCTAGGATTTCGAGTTCCAGGGCGGAAAGTTTCCTGCCCTTTGTTTTAAATTCAGACATTGGGATTTCCTTTCAGAGAGGGGTTGAATTTCTTTGGCCTGGTTCTTGCTTCGCGCGAGGGGCCATTTTCTTCCATTATAAGGCCGGGGCGCCGGGGCTGTCAAGGGGCGGGAAGCAGGAAGTCCATTTTGCGGGGAGTGGGATTGTTGATTTGGGGCTGGTATATTTGGCTTGGGGCGGGGCTGGATGAAATTCTTGCTTTGGGAATTGAGACGGCTCAGGTTTTCTTTTCACATTTCTCAAGTTGGCAATACCCCCTAGAACGCGCGCGCGAAAGGGGGCGGGTGGGGAGGCCTTCCGGGGTGGAAAGGGCTAGGATTTTGTAACATTTTGTAATATTTTGTGATGAGGTTCGGGGGCAAAAAGTGCTCCCGGGGTGCAAAAAGTGCTTGACTTTTCCAAAAATCAAGGGTATGTTAATGTTATCAAAAGGGCGGAAGTCCGATTGATAATGATTAAATTGATACAACATTTTAATAGGAGTTAAAACAATGACAGACGCAAACAAAATCTTCGAGCTTTTAAATGGTGAACTGACTTTCAATTTTGCCGGGGCGGGAATTGAGAAGACAATCAAAATTGCCGACATACCGGAAGAAAGCCTGGCGGTGCTTCTTTCGTATGGCTGCCGGAAGTTGAATGACCGGGTGAATAGTCAGGCCAAAGATTCCGACACACCGAAAGAAGAGCTGATTGCCCGGGCAATTGAGGATTTGCTTTCCGGGAAGTTAGGAAGTGGAAGAGCCCCGCAAAGTAGCAACAAGGCATTTAAGGACTTCATCTTTGAGGTGCTTAAAGGTCAAGGCTACCGGGTCAAGGACTTCGAGCCGGTGCGGGGTGCTACACCGGAGGTTATTATCCGGACATTCTGGCACAACGCAAGCCCTGAGCAACAAGTCACCATTCTGGAAAAGTTGCAACAGAGATTTGAACAGGTGAAAGCCCTGGCAAATTTAGACATCTAGTTAACAACCCAAAATCCGAGCCCCGGGATATTCTTCCGGGGCTTTTATTTTGCCCGGGCGGAAGTCAATCCGGGTGGGCTGGGTGGAAGAGAGCAGCACGGCGGGGCGGGCGGGATTTTCCGGGTGGGCGGGCGGAATGTGTATTTTCCCGGGAAAACATCGCCGTAACGGGGGATTTTTCCACCGTGGAACACATAATCCACCCGGGGCGCAACATACCCACCACCCACACCCGCACACCCACCCCACGCCGATTTAATCAAATACTCCCCAAAACTCCCAAATACTCCCGAATACTCTCCAGTGCTTGCCAGAACTGAAAACCCCCATCTCCGAGATTTTTTTTTTTTATTTTCTAGTTTTTTTTTTTTTTTTTTTTTTTTTTTTTTTTTACATACGTTCTAGAAGGTATACCCACCACAAACGGGGGGTTCCTGTTCATTCCAGTAATCGGGAGTAATGGGAAGTAATGGGCAGTAAGCGCTGACCCGGCCCTCCCAGTCCCACTTCCAAGTACCTCTCCCGGAAGACCACCCAGGTGGGCAGAATCCCATTGACAAGGGCACAAATTGATATTATATTAAAGGCAGAACTTGAAAGATGAAAGGAGCAGACACGATGAACAGGAGTAAACAGGACATAATGCAACAGCACATTAGGGGATTTTTATCCTACTGGGCAGACCGCCAGAGAAACGCTGGTATTCAAATAGTCATAGACCTCCCGAAAGACCAGGACTGGGAAACACTCCAGGACACGGTGAATATCTCCGGGAGGATTTTCAACATCATCTACACGAAGATAGGCCAGGCCATCTGGACAAAAGTCCTCGTGCAGGAGCAGTACTCAGGAAGAATTTGGACGGAAGAGCTGGAGGTGCAAGAAGATGACCCAAGGCAAGAATAAATCCCCTACCCAGGCACCAACCCTAGGCACCCTCCTTGCAACAGCACTGGGAATAGCCTATGGAGCCTGGGCAGTGGTAGTCTGGGGAAGTGGATTCAGCGAGGAGCACCTCCCCTCAAGTCCCCAGGCCAAAGCCCAAAGTTGCCAGGTGGAATGGGGCAACAAAGCTCCCTGCCGGAGATGGCGCCAGAACCACCAAATAGCCAAGTTGCTAGTCAACAGTCCCAAGACACCAGCTAAATAGAAAACTCACAATCAAAACTGAAAGGAACATAAAGATGACAGTAAACAAAACACAGTCCACGCTGGACAGAAACAAGCAGAAGAAAGCCCACTTCCCCCACAGGACATACCTCCTCGACTCCTCCCACGGCAGGACACTCCTCTTCAAGCATCAGAGGGCCTGGTCACACTACCTAGAGGAGAGGCTCCAGAGAATGTTTGAGGAGCTCCAAGGAAGGGTCTGGCCGGAGGAACGGAGGAAGATGCCTCTCGCCAGTGATTGGCACGGCAGATGGACGGAGGAAGGACTAGGCCTCGCCCGTTCAAACCAGAAGTGGATTCTCCAAATAGATGTCTGGTTTGCCGCCCAAGGGAGCAAGGCCGCTGGCTGGAGCACCCGGATAAGACCAAGTATGGTTATCTCCCTGGTGAGGGCAGGTCAGGACTGGCACGGGGAGGTTGACTGGACGGACACCTGGATAAGAGTAGATGGACAGGAGCTCTAGGCCAGAGTCCCCAGGTCAAGAGTCCCAAGGCACCAAGGCCACAGAAAGGCAACCCTGGAGGGAAAACAATTATTAACAACTAACAGACAGAGGGAGATGAATTATGTCAGATAGTCTAATCAATGTCAAGAAAAGAACCTGGCCCGCCCAGTGGGAGAAAGTCAACACCTGGCTCCCCAGTAGGCGCCCAAGGTTCAAGTCCAAGAGAAACGGGCTGTTGTATCGCCTGGACGAGGTCAACAGTCGGGAGGTGGTGCTCAGGAAAGAGGGCTGCCAGCGGGCAACCCGGCTGAGCTACGGGGCGTTTGAGTCAGGGTTCATAAATGTAGGGCCCTAGGAAGTCACGAGTCCCAAGGCAAGAGTCCCAAGACCAGAGTCAAGAGTCAAGAGTCAAAACTCATAAATAGAATATTTACAATATAATTGAGAGGAACTTAAAATGAAAACCTATATCCAAACAACATTCACGCTGAACATCACTGTGCTAGAATCCGGAGCCCTTCAAGTGGAGGGCTTTGAGCCTGCATTCCAGAGCCCGGAGGACTTATATTCCTGGCTGCAGAATCTCGCCGCAGAAAAGCCGATGCCAAGTCCCTACCGGCCAACACGGTTCTCCTCTGAGTGGGCACGGGAGGATGAGCTCCAACGCCAGGCCCGAGCACGGGAACTTTTCAAGAAAAGGAAAGAATCCGTGCAGGTCTGGAAAGACACCGCCGAAAGTCCTCAGCCCAAGGAAAAGCTCAGAGAGATGGACCTCTTCAGGGAGGAATACAAGAGGTTCAAAAGGAAATATCCTCAGGCGAAAGATGAGGTTCTCCGGAAGAAAGCCCAGCAGATTGTGGAACTCAGGAGAGGGCTGGTGGAGGAGATAGGACAGGAGCTCTCCCAAATCCAAGTCCCCAGTCCACAGGCACAAGCCTCAAGTCAAGAGTCAAAGGTAGGGCTTGGGATTCAAGGGGACAGGGCTGAGCCGTCCCATTTCCCCGGGAAACCCCTCCAAGTCCAGAGTCCCACTCCCACCACCCAGTCAATAGACCAGCTCCTGGCGGAGATATCCCAGACCAGACTCAAGTAGCCAGCCCCAAGACAGGAGTCCAAGTCCCAAGTAGAAAGTAACATCCTAAAAGAAACTGAAAGGAATCCAGATGACAAATCAAGTAGATAAGAAACTTTATTTCCAGGGGGAGAATCTCCTCCTCAAGCACCTCTACAGAGGCCCTCAAGGCACAAATCCCAAGTCCACAGCAGGAAGTCCTATCCTCGAGACCCTCACCTTTTTCCGCATAGGGCTCACCTCCCCTTCCCAGTCCCTAGACTACGACCCCAGTTGGAAGGCCAGCTACCGCTATGTGGAGCAATTCTTTCTGAGGGTTCAACCCCAGGAGGACAACCCTGTCCCCTTGCTCGAGGTTGAGCATATCTCCCCGGAAGGCTTCCTCCAAGGGGACACCCAAAGTGCCTATAATATTCTTGTGGCGGACTGGGAAGAGGAACTCCAGGAGGAGGGAGCCTCCCCCACCAAGACCCTTTTGGCTCTCCCTGAAAGTGTGCTCATCTTCATCGTTGGGGAGTATTCTGATGGCCACCGGATAAAGCTGGGCGAGATGACCCAGGGAAAGATAGATTCCCAAATCTATCGGAGGTTGCAGAGGGAGATGGTGGAGATACTCCTCAATCCGGACTGGGAAGAGGTACTCTGGGTTTTCTAGCCCCCAGGCAAGAGTCAAGAGTCAAGAGTCCCAAGGCACAAGTAGAAAGTAGAATATTTAAAAGAAAGGAATCCAAAAGATGACAGACGCAGAATACAATCGAACCCTGCATAGGTTAACCACCTGGTTGGAAAACCCCAACCACAGATACTGTGTAATCTCCCCAGCCACCAATTACACTCCCGCAGTGATAACCCTCCTCGAGGGTGCACGACAAACCACCCGAGGACTCGCGCCAGGTGAGACCCAGGAACACTACCAGGCCCTGGGTTACAAGGTTCCCGGGCAGAAGAACCTCACCAAGTTAGACCTAGCCTATCTCCGCATAGCCCAGGTGAGGAACCTCCACGCACAGGGGATGCTGGAAACCCACGTGAGGGAGGAACTTTCCAAAGAGCAGATTCTCCAAATCAAATCCCTGAGGAGGTCCCGATGACCAGACCCAAAGAACCTACCCTCCGCCCGAGGATATACCTGGGAAAGGAGAAAACCCTGGATGGCAGGAATATCCTGCAGGATATCTATCTCACCAGGAAGACCAAGACCGGTGGGGAGGACATCCGAATAGGAAATATCTGTTTCCAAAGTCTTAAGGGCCACGGTCCAGACAGGGAATGGATAATTTCCAGTGGAAGTTTTCTCAACACCTTGGTGGATCCCCTCAAGAAGGGGAACAAGAATAGGGCCTACCTAGCGAAGAAACTCGTGGAAAATGAAATCAAGAGGCTGAGGAATGAGCTAGAAAAGCTGGAAGATAAAATTGTCCTGCTCTCTGGGAGAAGAAAGGAGCCTGGGCTTGTGCACTTCTACTTCCTGGAGGATGACTGGCCGCTGAAGATAAAATTCAGCAGGAGAAGGAAGGTTCCCAACAGCCACCCGCCAAGACCCCGGGGAGTCAAAAGTCCCAGCTCTCAGTCCCCAGTCAACAACCCAACCCTAACTCTGAAAGGAAATGAAAATGATAGATAACTTGACAAACAACCCCAGAAAACGTGAACCTCTCCATCTCCAGTGGTGGGTACCAGACTCCAAGGAAATGCTGGAGAAAAAAGACTGGGAGTTCCTCGTTCCGGTGAGAAAACTCAATGCAGCCCAAAAAGCAATGTTCAGGAAGATAATCAAGGAGAACTATGGACTCCTGCTAGGGCAACCCACCTCCTGCAAGGAAATCCTGCTTGGCGTGCCCCTGCTTTGCAAAGACCAACACCTGAGTCGCGAACCCTCCATTGCCCTCATTACAGAGCCTATCTTCTCAGGTTCCTGCGGGCAATGTTGGTTAGTGCCCTTTGTTCGGTGGCTAGATGGCTCGGCCACCCCAGTCCTTCTTAAGAAGTTCCTTTCCACACTGGAAAAGAATGTAGCCTATGAAAATCCCTTTTATCAGGAGACCAAATAATGAACCCCCAGGAAGATAATCAAAACCCTGCCTTCCCTCCCCAGGCAACCCCTGAGCAACAGGCCTTTATCCAAACCCTTTTAGAGGGTAAGCCTTGTTTCCTCTCCGCCCGGGCGGGCACAGGCAAAACCACCACAATCAAGTGGGCTGTACAATCCCTCCGCAAGATGCTCAAAGCCCAGGGCAGGGACAACCCCCAGGCGGTTTGCGCAGTAGCCTTCAACAAGGCCAACCAGCAAGACCTCCAAAAAGCCCTAGGAATTGATGTCCAGGTGATGACCCTCCACGGACTAGGTTTCAAGTCCCTCCGGGAAGCCCTGCCAGGACTCGACCTCGAAATGGGTAAGGTGTTTGAAATCCTCAAGACCTATGGAGGTAAACTCCGGAAGAGGGAGGTATTCTCAGACACATTCCGTCTGGTGAGCTGTGCAAAGAACTGGGGTCTGGGCTACGAGGGACAGCTCGGCCCGTGGAAACTCAAGCCACTCGTCCCAGCAAGTTGGGAAGCCTGGGCAGATCTCAAGGCACACTTCGAGCTCTTCAATGCAAAGGAGGAGGTTGCGGCGGAAGTCCTCAAGGAGTCCACGCGCCAGGCAATAGAGGAGGGCCAGATAGACTTTGATGATATGGTCTATCTGCCGGTGCTCCTCAGACTCCCTGTCTGGTCAGCCGAGCGGCTTATTGTGGACGAGGCCCAAGACCTGAGCCCTCTGAACCTAGCCCTCCTCGCAAAGAGTCCCAGCAAGAAGTGGTTCGTGGGCGACCCGTTTCAATGTATCTATTCCTGGCGTGGTGCGCAGGAGGATATTATCCAGTCCCTCGGTCTGCCCGAGCTCCCGCTTACGAACTGCTGGCGGTGCTCGAAGGAGATAATCCAGGAGGCCAACAAATGGGTGCCAGACATTCGGACGGACAACCCTAGTGAAGGACCAGTCCAAACCCTCACGTGGCTCCCGGACTTTAAAAAGGAAAACCCAGCGGTGATACTCGGCAGGAGAAACTCGGAGCTAGTCTCCCTGGCACTCCAACTCCGCCACTCCGGGGTCCAGGGTTTCATCCAGGGGAAATCGTTTGTGAAAACCCTGGAAGAGATTCTTTCCCAGCTCAAGGGAAGTAACCTCACCTCTCTTCTCAAGTCCCTCGGTCAGTGGCTGGACAAGATGCTCGAGAGCTACCCTCATAAAAGTGGGGAGCTCAAGGACTATGCGGAATGCCTGGCACTGTTCCTTTCTGAGGGCAGGAGTCGCCAGGCTGCGGAGAAGCTCATCTCAGAGAGTTTCACCGACACACCAGCTCCGGGAGCCTGGGTTCTCTCCACCATCCACAAGGCCAAGGGTAGAGAGTGGCCCAGGGTGTATGGCCTTCAGTGGACGGACAAGGCTAACCAGCCCTGGCAAAGAAAAGAGGAGAGAAACCTCCACTACGTCGCTATTACTCGGGCGCAAAAGCAGTTTACTTGGATTGCGGAAAGTGCCTGGAAAAAGGAACGTGAGGATTGGCGGGCACCCTCCGGTCAAAGAGCCCAGGTCCCCAGCAGGGAATTTGAATTTACCTCTGGAGCTTTCGGTTGGGATTACTCCGGGGAATCCGCTTGACAAGACAGGCTTTTCCAGCTAAAATAAAATTGAAAGATGAAAGGAGAACTGATATGAGCCACACAAATCCTGGGGTTAAGTTTGTCCAGGCTAAAATGCACGTCGTGCAGGATAGGCAAGGCACACTTTACCTCGCACAAGCAGACCAGCTTTTTTGGACAACCATCGAGGGGGAACTTCTTCCCCTCCAGGGATATAAAGACCTGGGCTCGGTGGAGAGTTTGCTGAATAAACTTGCCCAGTATCGGCACGCGAGTAAGATACTGCTTGGCCAAACCCAGAACACGTTGTTAAATAACCTAGAACTTTTTAAGGAGATAGAATGATAGGAAAGATAGATGAAATGCTAGATAGGCTGAGGGAGGAGACCCTCCCGGATGTGGGAGTCCCTCGCCCAATGCTAGCCACGGCGCTGGAAGATAAAGACCTCGATGGGTTGCAGTACCCCCTGCTCGGAAGTCCCAAGATAGATGGCTACCGTGGGCTATTCTGGAAAGGAAAAATCTACGCGAGGAGTGGAAAGCTCCATCCCTGTCCCGCGGTGCAGGAACTGGCCAAGAAAATGCGGGAGGCAGGACTCCCTGACCTGGATGGGGAGCTGGTAGTTCCCGGGGAGAGTTTTAACACCGGGGGTGGAAAGCTCCGAAGGCTAGACTACACAGGCCCGGTAGGGTTCCTGGTCTATGACCTCCTCAACGATGGGCTGCCCTTTTTAAACCGGTGGGAGTTATACTCTCATCTGGAAAAAGTCCCAGGCCTAGAGTATGTATCCCAGGCCTGGCTGGAAAACAAATCCCAGCTCTTGGATTTTGAGAACGCCTGTCTTGCCGGTGGGTTCGAGGGTGTTGTGGTTCGCAAGCCAAGTGCCCTCTACAAACACGGCAGAGGAACTCTTCGCGACCAGATAATGCTCAAGCTCAAGCGCTTTCACACGGCGGAGGCAAGGGTGTTGGAACTTCTCCCTCGGATGCACAATGAGAATCCACAGGAAACCAGCCCGCTGGGGTATGCCGAGAGGAGCTCAGCCAAGGAGGGACTCTTGGAAACTAACATCCTCGGAAGGATAAAAGTCCAGGGACTCAATGGCCCCTTTGAAGGAAGGGTCTTCCACATCGGCACCTTTGATGGTCTAACCGAGGATGACAAGATTCAGGAGCTCAGAAACCAGACCCTCTTGGGCAAGGTGATAACTTATAAATATTTCCCTACCGGGGCAAAGGACAGACCACGGCATCCCGTGTATCTCTGTGAGCGACCGGATTGGGATAGAGAGGAGGAGCAGGATGACAGAGAAAATTGAAGTCAAACACTTTACGAAATATGAGATAGACCCAAACGCCAAGACCTTTCAGGATTGGAACTTTTACTGGAAGGATGGGAACAGGGATTTTAAATATAAAATCTTTCAGCATCTCAACCAGGAGCCTCCGCTCACAAGTCCAGTGCCAAGGCTCAATTCCTGGTGGGTGTGTTCCAAGGACGTCCTCGCGAAGATTGTAGCAGAGACCGATGGCTTTTGGGTTCTTGTTGGGGCAAATCCCTGGGAGCCCCATCGCCTCGCGACTATTTGGGAGAGGAAACACTATGAAACCCGAATGCTGTTTCAGTGTCCAGACACTCGCCGGGCCACGGAGCTCAAGCACAACCTCACCAGGAGTTCTCAGTGGAAACCCAGCATATTTCAAATCGTGTCCGATATGAGCTATAACCTCCAGGAGGAATCCGACCCAGAGGACTGGGAGAACTTCCGCTTTGGGGTATGCTGGCCAGGGAGGTTCTGCTGGCTTAAGCCTGGCAAAGACCAGCTCCGAGGGGTGTGGAATGACTGGGAGGTTCTCAGTCAGAACCTCCACGACGAAACCCCGGAAGAAAGAGAAGACCGTCTGCAATGGGCGATGGTCAAGATGCAATGCAAATGAAAGGAGAGAAAATTGAAATGAGCGCTATGGATAGAACCATCTTAATTGAAAAGGCAGAGAGAATTGTCAATCAGGACAGGAACACTCGCTATGGAGGGCCGGAAGAGTCCTTCACCACTATTGCAAGGTTCTGGTCGGTTTTTCTTGGAACAGAAATTAGTCCACTCCAGGTGGCAGGGTGTATGATACTACTCAAGTTGGCCCGCCTGAAAAAGACCCCGACCCACGAGGACTCTGTGGTGGATGGGATAGGGTATTTTGCCTGTATGGCAGACTTTCTGAGGGAACCCTCATCGGGAGTAGACCTGGAGCAGGAGTTCAAAGACCTGATTGAGGAATATGAGAAGGGTAGAAAAGTTCCAGACGATTCTACCATTCAAAATGGAGGATACTAGATGGAAAATAAAACTAATCGGGTGGCACCCAGAGACCTCCTGGAACGTGCCCTGGCCAGTCCCAACGGGGTGAGGATTTTCTTCCTCACACAGGAGGAGGCAATCTCTATGCGGAACAGGATGAATGCTGTCAAAACCGAGGACAGAAAAAAGAACAACAAGGTCTATGCCCCAACCGACCCGAGCTACAACTCCACGCCCTATGATGACCTGGCTATTGTTATCAAGTCAGGACTTCTGTCCACCCAGGGGGAGGCCAAGACTCTCTTAGAGAGGGGAGGTTTCCCCTCACAGTGTCCAGGGGTCTGGTTGTATGTTCTCCCTAGCGGGGCATCCGACCAGGCTTTTATTGTGGAAGAGCTCTAAGTAAGGGGCTTTCCAATGGAAGTGAGACGGCTCAGTTTCCAACACCGCCCCCAGAATCAAGAGCCTCAAGTCAAATTTAATTTTGGCTCTGGACTTTGGACTTGGGGAGGAGTCTGAGCCATCTCCCGCGCCGTCAAAAATATTTGTGCCAGAACAGCACATTTATATTGACAAGCCGGGTTTTTAATATTATATTGTTTTTGTAATCGGGCGGGAAGTCCGAGCAAGAGCCCCATTCCAGAGAATCTCTTTGCAGGGCCTCCCTCCCACCTCATCAACTCATTACCACTGAAAGGATAAAACTATGGTAAACTTTACAGCCGAAACACCGAGAAAGAATTTCACGATTGCAGACAAAGCGTTCACTTGTCCTCAGCCGTTCGCCGCAGGCCACGTCTTGACGGACAACGAAGCCGCTGTTATGAATCAGGTTCTGTCTGAAAACGTCCGCAACAACATCGCTCCGAAAATTAAAAAGGGAGAGGAAGTAAGCCAGGAAATCATCGACAAGTATGTTGCTGGTTACGAGTTCGGGATTAGAAGTATCTCCACCTCTGACCCGGTTCAGAAGGAAATCCGCCGTATTGCAGAAGATGCCCTGGGTAAGAAACTGGCCTCGAAAGGTATGTCCAAGGCTAAACTTACAAAAGAACAGTATGGCGAAATGGTTGACAGTATCATCCAGAACAACTACGATGCTCTCTACAACCGTGCTATTCAGGTTATCGAAATCCGTGCAGCAAGCTTGGATTTGGAGGCCTAATAAATGTCGGGCAGTGGAATCAAGTCCCAAGTTCTTCTTATTGAATCTTGCCTTGCCACTGCCCTCCAACATCCCTGGGGTATCCGCATTTGGGTAGGGAATGCCCAAAAGTTCAAAAGACTTTTCTATCAGGTTCGGAAAGGAAATCCACAGTTTGAATGTCTTTCCCTCCTCACTACGACTACCCCAGGGGAATTTTTAATTTTCAAAGAAACGGAGGCCCAGGATGGCTCAAGAGTGGAAGAAACTTACGATTAGACTCCGCCCTGAAACTCACGTTATGATGAACAAGCTTAGCAAGGCTGAGCCGGCAGTAGTCATTCGGGGGATGATAGAGCGCTGGGTCGGGAAAATGATAGAACAGAAAAACTTGGAGGAAAGAGTGCAGAGAAACTTATCTATTGAAAAAGGAGACCAGGATGGTAGATAATGTAAACCAGGAAGAAAATCCCATAGCCGAGGCGGACAAAGAATCTGTTGACCGGCTGTTTAATAAAGACCCGCAGTTCTTGACCCAGGAAGACCTGGCGAAGATTGTTGAGCGCCTCCGGGCAAACAGAGGAACCTGGCTCAAGAAAGAGAAGAAGGCCCCGGCGTCGAGAGGTGGAAAGAAAGTCCTCGAGAAAGCAGAGATGCAAGCCCTCTTGGCAGATTTAAAACTCTGAGAAAGGAGAAAAGCAGAATGACCGAAGAAAACACAGAAGAAAATTCTATCCCTGTGAATAAAGCCTTCTCCCAGACCAACCCATTTCTCCAGCTGGTGTGGGATGCCACCTCCCTGGGAACTTTCAAGGAGTGCCCTCGGAAATATTACTACCAGGTCATCCGAGGCTACACCACAAAGAAAACCGCCCTTGCCCTGGACTTCGGGATTGCCCTGCACGAGGGACTTGAGAGCTTCTACCGCCGGCAGGACAAGGGGCTGGATTTCGAGTCCAACGTTCTGGCCACCGTGGAACAGCTTATGAAACACCCACTTCGCCAGAACATTGATTCCTACGAAGACCCGTTGAGGAATTCCAAGTCCCTCGTGGCCCTGACCCTGGCCTATTTGGACAACTACCAGAATGACCCACAGGCCACCAAGAAGTTTGGGGATGGCACTCTGGGTGTGGAACTTCATTTCCAGTTTGAATCCAACCTGAAATCCTGTTCTGGTGAGATGTTTTCCTTTGCAGGAAACATTGACCGCCTTGTGGAATCCAAGCACGGTCTGGGAGTTTTCGTGCTCGACCATAAGACAACTGGGATGGCCTTGACAGACCATTACTTCTCCCAGTACAACCCGGACACGCAGATGACCCTCTACACCATCGCCGGAGAGGTTTGTTATTCAACCCCCCTCAACGGAGTCATAGTAGATGCCATCAATGTCAAGACCGGAGAGTTCGCAAGGCAGATGACCCTGCGCTCCAAGGAGTATTGCAATGAATGGCTGGAAGAGCAACGCCTTTGGCTTACCTTGGCTGAGTTCTTCGCCACCAAAGGCCAGTGGCCTCAAAACGACAAGAGTTGTAACAAATACTCTGGGTGTCCGTTCAAGTCTGTTTGCACGGCACCTCGAGGACTTCGAGCACAAATTCTCAAGGAAGACTTCACGAAGAGAGTCTGGGACCCCACGCAAATTAGAGGAGGAGAATAATGACCCGAGATTGGATTTTTTGGTTAGCCTTTTTCATAATGTTCATTCTAGGTAGGGAGATAGTAAGATGTCTGTAGTAATATCTTTTAAGTTCGAGAAACTTCCAAACAACCCAGCAGTGGTAACTTCCGTGAAATGCACTGGTGAGGGTATACTTCCTGAGTATGCAACAGCCCTGTATCTGTTCCGTTCAGTTCCAGGTTTTCGGGAGGAAGTCTGTAAGGGGCTTCCCGAGGAGGCTATCCAAGCCCTAGACAATTTTGATTTTAAAGACAGTGATGTTATAAATTTAGGAGAGCGCAAATGCCTACATTAGAAACCTACAAAACAGAGAAACCAATTAAGCTCCTTTTAATGGGCGACACAGGCACGGGAAAAACCGGTGCCCTAGCAAGCCTTGCCAACGCAGGGTATAGACTTCACATCTTGGACTACGACAACGGGCTGGATATTCTGTCCACCTCTGTTGACCCAGACAAGCTGAAGAATATTGAGTATGAAACCCTGACGGAGAAAAAGAAGGCGGTCAACGGGACAGTCCTCATTCAAGGCACTCCCAAGGGATTTTCCAAAGGCCTGGCACTTCTCACCGAGTGGAGTCAGAAATATACCTCCCTCGAGGATATCATCGTGATTGACTCCCTGACGTTTATGTCCGACGCAGCACTGGAGCACGTCCTTGCAGGGAATGGCCACACAGGCAAACAGCCGGAAATTCAAGAATGGGGCCTGGCGATGTCCCTCATTGAGGATGTTCTTTCAATCCTCTACTCCACCGATGTCCAGTGCAATGTGGTAATTAACAGCCATATTAAATATATCCAGGACGAGGGCACGGGAATGGTCAAGGCGCAGATTAACACCCTCGGCTCCAAGCTCCCTCCCAAAGTTGGCAGGTATTTCAATCATATGCTCTGCGCAGGATTCCAGGGTTCTAAGCGGGTTCTCTTCACCAAGGCCACGCCGCTGATGGGACTGAAGAGTCCGAACCCGGGAAAGGTCAAGGACATCTACCCTCAGGCGGATGGCTTGGCTAGCTACTTTAAAGATGTTAAGGCCTAGCGTCTGTGGCCTAGCATCTTTAGGACAGGGACTTGCTTTCTCCTCCATTCCTCCGAAGTCCCTGTCCACCTACTCCCAAGTCCCAAGACAGGAGTCAAAAGTCAATTTTGATTTGGACTCTTGATTTTCCTGGGGCACCTCGAAAACAACTAGACAAACTTTTTATTTAGTTTTAATTTAATTCAATTCTTTCTGAAAGGAAAAATCTATGACAAACTTTATGCACCTGCTTGACAAAAAAGTATCTGAAACCGAACGTCCGAAACCTCTGCCGGTAGGCGCCTATGATATGGTTATCACAGGCTACACCACGGGCACCAGCCAGCAGAAACAAACTCCGTATGTAGAATTTGCGCTCAAGGTTCTGTCCCCTCGTGATGATGTAGACCCAGAAGAATGGGCACAGGTAAAGAACCCGACCGAGGCAAAGTTGAAAACCCAGTTCTACCTCACAGAGGATTCTATGTGGCGTCTTCAGGACTTCTTAGCCAAAGCCGGTTTTGACACATCCTCTGATATGTCATACGCTGAAATGCTGGCTGAGTGTGCAGGCAGAAACGTCATTGGCATTGTATCGCATAGACAGTCCCAGGATGGCGAGTCAGTATTCCCTGAAGTTCGCAAGTTCCTGAGTCAGGACTAACCACCTAAATAGTAGGGAGTGGAGAAGGGATGCTTGGCCCCTCCCTCCCCCTCCCTCTTCAATCCAACCCTTTTATCCCGGAGCTCCCTATGGAAATTGAACTCAATTCTATTCACATTCGCCCAGAGCGCCAACGTAAAGACCTTGGGGACTTAACAGACCTCAAGGTTTCGCTGCTTCAAGTTGGCCTAATAAACCCTGTTGTTATTGAGCAGGACCCAGATGATGGCCTGTTCTACCTCATTGCCGGGGAGAGAAGATACACCGCTTGGAGCCAGCTGGCCGCCGAGGGTAAACTTCCCACCACCATCAAGTGCACCCTCTTTACCAACCTCGACCCCTCTACCCGCCACGTGATAGAACTCGAGGAGAACATCAAGAGGAAAGACCTCACTTGGCAGGAAAAGGCCAAGGCCATCGATGAGCTGTTCTATCTCCGCAAGTTCTCCACGAACATCGAGCTGGCAGAGTTCCTCGGCCTCTCCGAGGGGTTCATCTCTAAGAACCGTGTGGTCTGGGCTAACATTGACAATCCCAAGGTTGCAGGGGCAGACACCTTGGTGAGCGCATATACCATCTGCCGACGGGAGAGCGAGCGGCTCCTTTCCAACATCCGCTCGGATATGGACCAGTTTGTTATTGATATGATGGAGGAATCTGAAAATGGAACAGAACAAGGAAGAACTAACCCAGTGGGAACAGGAGTCAGCGGCACGAATGGGAATGTCCCTGGAAACCTACCGCAACTGGAAACAGCGTCAGCTGGAGTATCTCAAAGCCCAGAGCAAACTTCGCCAGCAGACCCATTCCCAAACACCCAAATCATCTGTGCAAACTTCCCCATCTGGGCAGATTCCTACAGCGGACCAAAGTTCAACCTCCTGCACTTGGATTTCCCCTATGGTATCAACCATCAGAAAAGTGAGCAAGGTAATACAAAGAATTTTGACCACTATGAGGATACTCCGGAAATTTACCAAGCGCTAGTTGAGGCCCTGGTAAGGAACTCTAAGAAACTCCTTTCCCCCTCCTGTCATATTATCTGCTGGCTGAGTCTTAACTTCCAAGAGTGGACAAAAGCCCAATTTAAGTCCATCGGTTTTGAGTGTCTGGCCCAGCCCTTTATTTGGTATAAGTCTGACAATAAAGGCATCATAGCCGATACGATGTGCGGGATGAGGAACGTTGGAGAATATGCTCTGGTGTTTGTACGTGATAGAAGACCGGTGGTCAAAAACATCTCAAACATCTTCCCACATCCCTGCACCAAGAAGTTCCACGTGAGCGAGAAACCCCTCGCAATGGAGCGGCAACTGATGAGTGCGTTCTGTGATGGGAACACTCGTCTCCTCGACCCGACGTGTGGCAGTGGTACGGCAATTATGGCCTCGCTGGGGTATGGTGTGGAACAGGCCCTGGGATTGGAACTTGACCCAGAGATTGCGGCCAAAGCGCAAGCCTGGCTCCACGACGAGAAGATTGCTGAAAATTCAACAAACCTAGATATTGATTTGGAGATAGACCTATGATGAAAAGAGGAAATTATTTCACAACAGTATGGAGAGGTGGGGACTTTAAAGAGTCCCCAGTGGAGGTCAATGTGAAGTGGACTCAGGATGCCACAGGAGAACTCACCCTGGACTCAGGGGAGGTGGAACTGACCCCCTCCGAGGCCCAGCGCATAGGGGAGAACATTCTTTCCGGCCTCTCTAATGGAACCCTGTCCTGGGAGCCCTGCGATGACTAAGCTAGTAGTTGTAACAGAGTTCCCTGGCAAAACCGACCTTGTTACAGGGAGACTCCTCTCCGGGGAAACAGGGAAGATTTTCTGGGACATCTGCTCCCAGGCGGGAATTCATTCCTCCGACCTGGAAATAATCCCCGTCCTCACCCAGCGCCCTGGGAGTGGAAAGATTGAAGAGTTCTGCCTAAATAAAAAAGATGCCGAAAGTCAATCTCAGGAGCTCTTTGGCAAACCCTATTCCAGGGGCTACATAAAGAGTGGCAAGTATCTTTCCCCCTCCAAACTCCCTCAGGTCGAGGCCTGTCTTTCTCACATCCGAGAGCTCAAGCCGAACCTCTGCCTCTGTCTTGGCTCTTTCTCCACCTGGGCGTTGATGGACACCTGTAAGTTCACCGCAATCAGGGGAACCTGTATGGAATCCACCTTGGTGCCGGGCCTTAAAGTCCTGCCCACCTACCACCCAGTTACCATCATTCGAGACTATTCTCAAAAGGTAATTGCCGGGGCTGACCTCCTCAAGGCAGCGAGGGAAATGGAGTTCCCTGAAATCAACCGCCCAAAGAGGGAAGTATGGATTCCAGAGACGAAAGAGGACTTAGCGGAATGTAAGAAGTTGCTCAATGAAAGGAGCCGTCTCACCCTGGACATAGAAACCAAGGATGGGCAAATTACCTGCGTAGGGTTTGGGATTTCTCCCACCCTGGCCATCACAATCCCCTTTACCGATAGTCGCAAAGAGGATTGGAACTACTGGAGTTTCCTTGATGAGCTTTCCGCCTGGGCACTTGTCCGGGATATCTGCCAAAACCCCACCATAGAGAAAGTCCTCCAAAACGGGGTGTATGACATTCAATATCTCTGGCGGGTTATGAACATCAAGACCCTCGGCTTTCGAGATGACACTATGATAATGCACCATTGCCTCTATGAGGAACTTCCCAAGTCCCTCGGTTTTATGGGCAGTATTTACACCAACGAGGCCTCGTGGAAACTTATGAGGCGATTTGAAGAAAAGGACCTGAAATAATGGGAGAGCTTTTTATTGACTTCCTTCTGGCAATATTTTGGGTATTGCTGGTTATAACTAGTTTGATTCACCTTGACAACCTGGGAGAGTTCAGTGAGAGATACAATTCAAGTAGACAAACAGATAGCGAAACTTCTGAAACCGGAGAGGAAAAGTGAATTCTTTTCTCCTGGAAGTGTATGGGCACATAGGGTTAATGGTCATTGGGAGCTGGTTTATCTTCATTCCCTGACTTCCCGCCTCATCAGAAACTCCTCTCGCGAGGTAGATTTCTATACCCCATTCGGCCTGGAGCATCTTCCCCGAGAGAAGTTTCTTTCCCTTTTCACCCCTGTTGGATGGGCACGAGTGAAGTTTGAAGGGCTTGCATCCTTGGATAACATCCGCCCCGAGGTTCCACCAATCCACATCCCGGAAAACCTAATCTCAGGGGCTTGACAAACTGCCCCGCCGGAATTATTATGAAAGAAAACTGGAGGGTTTTAATATGAAGAGAGTTATTCTTTCTGAGTCCAAGCATTTCCTCGGTTGGGCTGTTGTGCCCAGTCCTGGAGAGCCTACCCGATGGGGACTAGTTCCCAGGGCCCAGAAAGCCAAACTCCTTTCCCGGCTACTTCGCCACTCCTCTCTCCAGCTTTCTTTCCCTCGGGACGGTTGGGACGGGCTCACCACCTCCGAGGCCCTGACCTACTACAAGCTCAGACTTCAACTCCAGAAGTTTGAACTTTCCACCCAGTCCCTTAATTTGAACAACCTAAAAGCTGAGAGGAGTCGCTAGACCTATGTTGAAATTCAAAACAGAGAGCTTCGTGCCAGATGACGAGGCTACTAACCTGTGGGTATACAATGGACTTGACTGTTGTCTTACCTATGAAATCTGGGAAAAACTTAAAACACAGTTTAACACCAACACAGCCACCATTTACAAGTGGGAATTTAGCTCCCAGGCCGTGGCCCTGGAAATGATGTTCCGAGGGTTCCTCGTTGACCGCCAAAAGGTGCACTCCAAGATAGAGGAACTTGAGCAGGACTACAACTATTACCAGGCCAAGTTGAACATCCTGGCCAATGCTGTGTGGGACAAAGACCTTAATCCAAATTCCCCAGCCCAACTCAAGGAGTTCTTCTACGAGGCCCTGGGCTGTGCCCCGGTAATGTTCCGAGGCAAGGTTACCACCGACCGCAGTGCTATGGAGAAACTCATTGACTCCTATCTCTACGCCCGGCCGCTGTGCAAGTTGGTTCTTATCCTCCACGACCTAGGGAAACTTCTTTCCGTCCTCCGCACGGAGATAGACCCGGATGGTAGAATCCGGTGCTCCTATTCCGTGGCCGGCACAGAAACCGGACGTTGGAACTCCAGCACCTCCGCCCTTGGCACAGGAACAAATCTTCAAAACATAACAAACTCCCTTCGGGAAATCTTCGTCGCCGACCCGGGAATGAAAATTGCCTACATTGACCTCCAGGCCGCAGAGTCCAAGGCCGTAGGGTATATCACCGGGGATGAGAACTATATCAAGGCGTGTGATGAGGGTGATGCCCACACCGTAGTAGCCCGACTTGTCTGGCACGACCTGCCGTGGACAGGGGACATTAAAAAGGACAAGGAGATTGCCTCCAACACCCCCTTCTACCGGGAGCTATCCATCCGAGATATGGCGAAAAAGGGAGGCCACGGGACAAACTACTTTGGCACTCCCCCAACAATGGCAGGGCATCTTCATATGCCAACCCCTATTATTGAGGAATTCCAGCAGAAATATTTTGAAAAGTTCCCTGGCATTCCACGTTGGCATAAGAAGGTAATTCAATCCGTCCAGTTTGAGCGAAAGGTTACCACCTGCTACGGTCGTGAGCGAATCTTTTTCTCCCGCCCAGACGAGCCTGCAACTTGGCGTGAGGCCATTGCATACGAACCTCAAAGCACCATCGCCGATACCCTGAACTTTGCGGCGTGGAAGGTGCAAAAGAAATTCCAGGGACACGATGTTCAGCTCATCGCCCAAGTTCACGATGCTATTGTGGTGCAGTATCCTGAAGACCGAGAGGATGAGCTCCTACCTCAAATCCTGAAGGAGATGATATTCCCAGTCCCAATCGACGGACGAACTATGATTATCGGCGTGGATGCTGAGGTTGGATGGAATTGGGCTCACTTTGACAAGAAGAACCCGGAAAAGAACCCAGATGGTGTAAGAAAGTATAAAGGCAATGACGAAAGAAAACGTAGACATTTTCCCGAGAACAACATTCTCAACTGGAAACCTAATAGATGAGTTTGTTCAGGACACCCGAGGGACTGAATCCCCAGAGCTTTTCCGTCGCTGGGCCGCTATCGCTATGGTAGCCGGCCTTCTTCAGCGTCGGGTCTGGTGTGATATTGGCAAGGGAAAACTCTTCGCCAACCAGTATATTCTGCTGGTGAGCCCTCCCGGTGTGGGCAAGTCCATTGTGCTGAAAAGAGTAGAGGAGCTCTGGAAACTTTCCGAGAAGATTTTCATCGGGGATGAGACTACCACAATCCCCGGACTCTTGGACTTTATGCAGGACTGCTCCAGTCCCGTGTCAGGCCCCTTCGGGGAGACCCTGGTAACCCACCCTCTTTCTGTTGCCCCTCGCGAGTATGGAACTTATATGAAGGCCTATGACCTGAGCGTCCTGAACGTCCTCAACGACTTCTGGGATTGCCCGAGTTCCTTCTCCGAGATGACCAGAGGTGGTGGTAAAAACACCTTGGATTTCCCAGTCCTAAACCTCATCTCCGGAACCCAGCCAAGTTTCCTCAACAACGTCCTGCCTGAGGAGGCTTGGTCTCTCGGGTTCTGTTCTCGTCTGGTTCTTTGCTACGATTGGAGGGCAGAAGTCCTCCGCACCAGGGACAGGTTGAACCTCCCTGAGTTCCCCCTATCCAAGTACCGCCCAGCAGTGGAGTCCCTCGTGGGTATCCAGGGTCAGATGACTTTCACCGAGGAGGCTCTTGACTTCCTGGACACCTGGATAATAGATGAGAAAATGGCACCAGTGCCCTACCATCCACGCCTGGCATCCTACGTCGCTCGTCGCCCAGTACACTGGCTCAAAATAGCTATGTGCCTTGCGGCCGCTCAGGGAACCCTCCTCATAACCCAGCCCATCCTGGCCCTCGCCAAGGAGTGGCTCCTGGAACTTGAAACCAATATGCCTGAAATCTTCCGAGATATGAGTAAGGAATCCGACAAGGATGTTATGGATGAAATCAAGCTGGCTATTGTCCGGATGACCCTTCGCACGCCGGTATTCCCAGAGCGCAAGCTTGTCCAAATCCTAACTACCAAAATCCCGACCCACAGGATTTCCTACTTCATCGATACCCTTCTCAACGCCGGGTACATCGAGGAAACAGAAGCCCCGAAAGGCTCAATCAACGCCCTAGGCCAGAGAGGTTTTCGCCATTTCAAGGCCGGGGTAGACTTAAACAAACCTATGTAAAGGAGAACACCTATGATAGAAATTCACATTGAGGATGGACTTGGGATTTCCGAGAACCCTGAGAACACCCTAGCCCAGCCATCCTACCGCCATTTTAGTCCAGAGGAAATCCAGGCCTATGCCCGTGCGTGTAAGCCAGGGGTTTCCCTCCCCGACATCCTGAGTGCTATATCCCGTGAGGCCTTGTCCTGCCGGGAGCTCTATTTTCAAAAAGGTAAGGATGCCCTTTGCCTGTCCTTCGTCCGCCTGGTGTTTTGGCTTCAGCTGTTGAATACGAAAGCCCTGGTTGAGGGTGGACTTACAGAGGAAATGGTACACCGGCAAATTGCGGATTTTTGGAATAACAAACGGGATTTTTAATCGGCGTAATGGCGGTTTGTTTTGCCGGTTTTGGGCAATAAATTAACGGGAGGCACAACTTTACCTCCCGTTTCTTTTTGCATTGTGTGGGAAAATTTCCGAGCCGTCCCATATCCCGATGAAGTGAGCCGTCTCACTCTCTCCTCACAATCCCAGTTCCCCAGCTGTGGTTCCCCAGACCCCATAGTAGTCCACATTCCTCTGCAAGGGTGTGAGTTGCCGGTTCTCAAGGCGGGTCTGAGCGCTGTCCACCATATTCCCCACGTCCACCCCATCGAGGAGTGCCCTCTGCACAATGGTAAACATCAGCCGACCATCCCCACTTTCCAGGGCATTTGTAAAGACTTCCGCATAGCTCTGCGTGAGTTTAGCCCGCTTGTCTTTATCCCTCCAGATTTCATTTGAAATCTTGAAGGCCTGGTCCACCCGTGTGGGGGTTATGTTAAAATACTGATATGCCAAACTTTCCAGCGGTGTGAGGTCAGCAATCTTAGTCCCAGTACTCGCGTAGAGGGTATCATTGACCACCTGGGTTGTCCTATACAGCATCTTCGGACTGAGTGCCCTCATCATACCCTGTCGGAAACCCCTATCCCCGGCAGGATTCTTCCCCGTCGTAGCGTAGTAGTCAATACCCGAATCCAGGCCATTCCACAGGGCCTTGAGTCGCTGCCCCCAGACAAACCCCATAAAGCGCTGGGTTTCCTCGCCTGGGTCACGGAATGGACTGTTTACTTGGGATTGCAGGGAGAACCCAAACGCCCCAGGGATACCGTAGAGGAGAAAATTACTTTCCGCCCCATTTCCCCACCTGTCATACAGCAAATTACTCATCTTGTCATCCGCCGCCCACTCGGTGAATCTTTCCAGGGTAGCACCAATCTCCGAGCTTCCCATACCACCAAGCAAGGAGGTTGCCAGGTTACTATACATATAGGGTTTCCAGGCCCCGTATCTCAACCCCGCATCGAGGTATTGCATCTGCCAGCCCACATAGTGCATAGTCCAATTTTTGAACAGACCCCAGGCCTGACCAACCGGCCCTTGCAGCACGCGAGCCCTATCACTAGCCGCGAATTGGAACATCGTGTTCTCGGTAAACTTCTTAGCCCCGAGGTACACCTGCTCCTTGGTTATCATCCCGGCCTTGGCCATCGAGTTAAACAGCTTATACCCCACGGTCATAGCATAGCCACGGGATGCCTGTTCTGAGAACGTCGGGAGCATAGTGGCCATATTCCTGAGCATCCCGGAGTAGTCTCCCTTTTTCAGGGAGTCCGCCAGGCCTTGACCTAGCCCGGAGTTCTCCCCGATATAGCTTTCAATGAACCTCGGACTCAGTGCCCCATCCCGAACCATCTGCTCCATAAATTCCGAGAACCCTTGTTCCACTTTCGGGTTGCCCATAAGTTTCAGGCTCTCCCACATAATTTTGAGTGGACTCAGAGTATTCGCGACCATTCCTTTGCCACTTTTGGCAATGAGGGGAACTCCGTCATATGCCCACTGGAGGGCTTGTGGACACTCCCTGAGTAGGGCCAACTGTGGCAGCACGGTGGTGATGGGCTGCAGAATATTGGCCAACGCATAGGCCAGGTTTCCAAAGCCCAAGTCCAGGTGTGCACTCGCCGTGTTGATGCTCCGGACAATCCTACTCGCGGAGTCCGTCCCAAGCACGGGTGCTAGGATGCTATCTGTGGTCTTATTGACCAGTTGGCTAAACACCCCTTGTTCCCCTTTGAGAACACTCAAGGTATCTTGCAACATCACCGCTGTCCTGGGGTCATCAATACCCAGCGTGGCAATGTCCTTGGCTAGCACCCTGTCATTGATTTCATTAGCCAGCCAAATGTATTTGTTTTCCAGGGAATAGCTCAAATTTTCAATCAGGTCTTCCGCCGTGCGAGCCCGGTTGTAGCCACCCACCCCAGACCGTGGGAAGAAAAAGCTAGACTTCGCCACATCCGGGTGAGCCCCTGCATATTGGGCTGCAAAGTTATTAGCCAGGGCAAAGTCATCCGTGCCGGAAAGGAGTTTCTCCTGCCTGAGGTCCAGGGCTCTGTCTTTCATCCAGAACTCCCCAAGCCTCCAGTTACCACCATTTTCCTTAGCCTTATCGATAACCCCCTTGGCCATCTTCTGCACAGCTTTTTTGTTATCCCCGCTCACAATGTAAACCAGGTTCCCTTTATCATTAAGAATGGCCTGCCTTAGGGAGCCCTGCCAATAATGGCTAATCCCATAGTGGCCTTTTCTCAGCGGGAACATCTTGGCATCTGGGATGTAGAGTTTCCCGGCGCTGGTGGTGAGTTCCTGAATAGCCTTGTCGTGAAGAGTATTCAGCGCGCGAAGGGTATCCAGTCCATCCGCCCCAAGGGCATTGACCAGCTCCGGCCTGATGAGCACATCACTGAAAGGAATCTCATCATCTATTACCTTGAGCAGGGTATCAAACCCTTGAGGGTTCTTCGTGGCAAGTTGCCTTACCATATTCGCGAAGGCCCTAGGGTCATCCCTTTTAATGCCCCCAGAAACCACCTTGAAGAGAGAATCCTCTCCAACCTGTGGCTTGCCATAGACAAGTTCCTGCGCCTTTCTCCGTGCGTTGTCCCGGGTGTTCTGCGCCACTGCGTAGATTTTCCTGGCCAGCGGGGAGTTCTTAAACTTAAAGGCCGTAGGGTAGAAATTTCTCTTTGCAAAGCTAGCCACATTGCCTATCAATTCCGAGTCCTCAATCGCACCCCAGCCAAGTTTCCGGGCAATATTCTTAGCTCCTTGAAACCCCTTGGCCTCCGCGAGGGTGGGAATATCCGTGCCATCGCCCAGGGTATCCGAGAATCTCAGTGCCCTGTCCAGCACGGCATCGGAGTCCCCAATCCCCTTATATACGGTCTCCGGGTCTCTCCAGGCATCGGAGTTGGAAATCTTGAGAAGATTCCCCTGCTCTGGAATAAAGTGTGCAGGGTCATCAGTTTTGGCCACAAACCAGTTGCCCTCTTTCCCTGTTTTCCGGGCGATGACATAAAGCCCATCTTTTTCCTTGCCTAGCCTCCAGCCATTACCCACTTCGGCAAGGTTCCCCTGGATGGTATTATCCAGCCGAGTGATGGCCTTCTTCCCCTGAGCGCTAACCAACCGAGGGAACTGCACATATTCCAGCCAATCTTCCGTGAGGGTACCATTGCCCTTGAGTTCCCCGACCGTGCGTTCTAGCTCGCTCAGACTCTTAAACCCGATTTCTTTATTAGGAGAGAACGCCCGGCTTCTCACAGAGTTCGTCCCTTTGAGCACTGAGTTCAGAGCTTTCCACTTTTCACTTCCCTCCAGTTCTCCAATCATATGGTCTCGAGACTCTTCTCGAATCCTGCGTTCCAGGCCCAGAATAGTGTTATTGAGCTCCCCCTCTAGCTCCGGTTCCACAGTGCCTACTTTTGCCCGAGCATTGCGGAGGTTCTGTTGCCAGGAGTTCTTACTCGAGATATCCGCAAACTGCTTAGGCACACGGACACGCTTTCCTCCTGAGGCAATCCAGCCCAGGCCACCCGCGAGCACACCCCCTGCACCAATATCCACTAGTGCCTCCGTGGCGCGCTCGCCAAGGGAGCCTCCCTTCCATTCCGGGTTTGCGGTTTGAAGTCCCAGACCTATGGCCTGACGTCCTACCTCTATCGGAGCAAGCAAGGCAGCTTCACTTCCCAACCTAGAAAGAAACGGTGCCTTGGCAGTGTTCTCCACACTTGCCAGTCCCCTAGCCCATTTCCCATAGCGAGTCCCTTTGGCCAGTACACTTGCTGCTTTAGCCGTCCCTGCCGCGAGAGGTGCCACCTGGGAGATAAACGCGGCCTTGGGATTTTCCGCTTCCCATTCCTGCACATCCTCGTCCGGGTTATCTAGCCCAAAAAGGCCTAACGTAGAGTTCCACGTTAGGCTCTTAGCCAGATTCTCAAAATATTTCAGCTTGTCTTCCATACTACTCTCCTTGAATCATCTGCAGACCCTGAATGTAATAGTTCTGCATAAATGGAATTTGAGAATTCTTGTCCTGGAGCAAGAGGCTTTGCTGTTGCGCCCTCTGCATTATCTTCTTCGGGGTCATCCTGCTGAGTTCCTTATCCGACATCTGGGCCAGGTCACTCAGTGCAGCATTCTGCCCGAGGGTTCTTGCCTCGCCCTGCTTGTCCAGCTGCTCCCAGTGGATATTCCCGTTGGCATCTCGCCAATAGGTTTTATTTCCCCCTATTGCACGAGGTTGCATTGCCTGCCATTTAGCCAGGGCCATATTGGCTTGCGCGAGGGCATTACGTTGGCGCATCTCCTCCTTGGCGAATTCCTGAGCCACCTGCCATCTTTCCGCAGACGCACGGGCTTCTTCCGTAGCATTCTTGGCATCTGTGACAGACTTGTTGCCCTCAGTTGTAATCCGGTTCATTTCATTCACGGCCTTGGAAAAGTCAGGGAGCTTCCCCGAGAAGTCCGCGTTAGCAAACCCTGCCGCGAGAACATCCCAGACATTGTAGGGAGTGCCCTCATATTGAGGGGCTTTGACCTTAGAGGTGTCAATATCCCGCATACCCAGGTTTATCTCCGGAAAGGGAATTCCCTCCCCACCTTGCCCTTCGGCCACCATTCCAGCGCCACCTCCAGGCCCACCTTGGGCAAGGTAAGTTTCCAGCCAGGTTTTCTTTGGAGTGCTCTCCTTGTCTTCCCCAGCACCAAATAAACTCAGAATATAATCCCCGATACTTTCCCCTGTATTCGCAGCCCAGGAGAGCCCAAACTCCCCGGCATTCTGAGGATTTTCAGCAGCGTGGTAGATGTAGTCCCCTGCGGCGACAGCGGCACCGAGAGGGTCAACAATCTGCTGACCAGGGTAGGGCAGTCTATCCGTGTTCCTGTTAGGAAGCTCACTTCTGTCCTTAATCAGCTTAGCCTCCCCTTGCCTAGCAAGTCCCTGATTGATGGCCTGAGCAACTTGCCGTCCCTGCTGGGCCAACTTATAGGGAAGACTATTTTCCACCCGGTTCTGAACATTCTCCTGAGAGAAATATTCCCGAATTTGATTATCTAAAAAACTTGGAATCAAATCAACCATCGTCTATCTCCTTAACCACCTAGCCCAAAGATGCTAGAAATCATTTTCAAATCCGAGCCCAGGCCATTATATCCACCTTGAAGTCCTGCAACCCACGGATTAGTTTGTTTATTATATGCCGCTTGGCTTGCGCCCATCGCGCTACCATAGGCCATAGCCAAATCCCACAGGTAATTGGTTTTGGCCATATCAGCCTGTTGCTGTTGATTGGCAGCATTAACGAGCAGGTTATTCGCCGCCGTGCCGGTGTTGAGGTAATTGCTAACCGAGTTGGCATCCGCACCCAACAGCGCCGGGGTCTGTGCCCTCTGATTCGCAATGTCCGCCGCGGCCTGAGCAACAATCTGATTTTCCAGGTTTTCCTGAACCCGCTCCCGGGTGAGATAATCCCTGCTTCCCCCATAGGCACCAGCATCAATAGCCGCACTTCTCGCCGCAGGGATAAGCTCATCTCGAGTCTGTTTAATCAGGTTATAGGTTTCACCCTCCAGTTGCGGAGCAATGCTTTCCGTGGCCTTTCTATAACCCAGGCCAAGACTATTCGCGGCCTCATTTCCCAGATACTGATTATATGCAGAGTCCCTCCCTGCAATCTGGTTTGCAAAATTTATATTCCCTGAAATACCCTGTTGAAGTTCTGGGATATAATCCACCCAGCCTTTTTGGGCTTCCGCATAGGCATCTCTAATCTGATTCCGCACCCCATTAAGCTCAGCCGCATAGGCAGCGTTCGCCTTGTTCTCGGATTTCGCATTAGAGTGCCCTGTAATAGCACCAACAACACTACCCATTGTCAAACTCCTTTACACTAACTAGACAAACAATATTGTTAAATTTACTAAATCCCAGTGGACGAAATTTTAAAAGCCTGGCCATTTTGAGCGCCCGGAGGTTATTCACTGGGGTCAGACCGTAGAACTTTGGCACCCCCAGGATTTTCTTCGCTACAAGCAGGACTTCCCGACAAAACCTGAGGGCATTCCAAACATCTACCCTGGGAAGGCAAGTCCAATGGGCCTCGGCCCTACCATTCCCCTGGAGGAAAAGTGCATAGCAGCCATATCTTCTCAGACAGAGCCACTTCACACCCAGTGCATCCAAGTCCACATCAAACAGCCAGTTTGCTCTATCCTTGGGGACTGTATAAAACCCATCCACTGTCATTATCATAAACCCCTAGGTAAATCTTTCCGTCCTTTTTAACCCTAATCTGGTCGCCATCCACTGCAGGAGGCAGGCCGTTTCTTGGCTTGCTGGAGTCCCAAATATACAGCCCAAGGTTGACCACTTGCGGGTTAGCCTGTTGGGCACGGAGGTTCCCTACCACAATCGCAGCCCAAGAACGCCAGTCCTGATATTCCTCCGGACTTGGGAGGTTTGAAAAATCAACCATCCTAGAGTCTCCCATTCATTTGCTGCCCGAAGAATTCCAGGGCAGACAATTTCCAAATAGTTTCCGCACCAACATCCTCAATCCGGATGCGAAAAAACCTCCCTGTGATTCTTGTCCAGCAAAGGTTATCCAAATCACTGAGAGGAAACCAATCAGTCCACTTAATCGGGTCTTCGAGGCGGTCTCTCCAGCCCAGCTTAATCTTCGCAGTGGAGGAGCCTGAGTTCTTCATCTCTGCATTGAAAGTGTCTATGTATTTATGCCCTCGGGTATTGAGTTCAATATCCTTACTTTCAATCCAGAGTTCTTGGTCTCCCTTATTAGTGGAAATCAGCTGTCCATCAACGTAGACATTTCCTAAACCTGACACCATATCTTACCTCCATAAGAAACTTGCCCATAGCCCTCGTAGGTCATTCCAATCTGCCCATCGGCATCCTCAGGCAGGGGAAGTTTGCCCTCCGCCTGGCCCTGGTTCAAGGCATTCTTGAGGTCATCCACATAGAGCGTGCCATCGCCAGATACCCAGTATTGTTCCCAAGCACAGTATCTGTCCCAATCGAGCAGCGTCCAAGTGTTATTCCCCAGATTAAACCCAAAGCAAAGCAGCTCGGCGTTGTCATCACTTTGCACCGGGACGAAGAAAAAGACGTGCTGGAGAATTCCCCAGGCCGCGCAGAAACAACTTCCTGTACGGTTCAAGTCCAGGCGCTCATTCAGCGTCGCACCAACTCGCTCGTTATCCACAAAGGTGATGCCACTTCCATCAGACACCCAAATCCCATTAGGCCCAAAGGCAAAGATACTCTTATTAGCCACGCAAATTGACCGGGAGTTCCAACAGCCTGCCCCTTTATACAGCAGCCCATAGCTGAAAATATACGGCCGGGAGATATAGCTTACCTTGACAACCTCCCTATTTGTGCAGAGGAGCATAAAGTTATCCAGCGCAACACCACCAACCAGTTCCCCCTGGATGTCCCTAATAAATAGGTCACCGGCCATATTCCCCTGTTCGGGCGTCCAGTAGTCCGGATTATCGTCATCAGACCAAAGCACCGAGTCCGCACAGACAGCCACCAGGAAATTCTTACACTTGAGGAGGAACTTTGGCACGTAACCCCTGGCTGTGAAGTTCTCAACTTCCTGCATAGTGCTATAAGGCCAATACGCAGGGTTCTTTTCTTCTGTAGGCTCGCCAGTTTCATCCAGGATGAATTGATTGTCATCTCTAGGTTTCCACACCCAGAGCTTTTCCCCATGAACAGCATAAACCCACTTACCAAACGGCTGGAAACTCCAATCCCCTGAGGCAACGTGCCCTTGAGGGGTTACATCAGTAATCTCCGCTGTGGTAAGTGAATAGGTTAGTACTGAACTGGTCGTGCCAAGGAAGATTAAATCACCAGCACCGCAAATAGCGTTTACAGGGACACCTGCTGACATCAACGGAATTTGCCCGGGCATAGGCTGGAGGGTTCTATCTATAAAGAGCACAC